GTCACGCACTGCCGGGCTGAACTTTGTCGCCCTGGGTCAACAAAATCACAGAGAACTTGTCTGTTTTGAACTGTGCATTTAATTTTTTTGAAAGATTGTGTGCATGCCCAGGATTGGAGAAACTGACCTTTTTGTACTTGGGTCCAGGATGTTGTATCAGCATGTTACTGGTTTTGAGATTGATAGGACTGTTGTCATAAAACACTGCCCAAACGCCCGTTGACGACAAGACCTGTTCGGTCTTGTATGTGCTTTTGTTTGTCAGTTCTAATAGAACTTTGGGTTTTGGTCTGCTCATATCATTAAACTCCTACATTTTTATTTATGCCAATATAGGAACTTTTAAAATGACCCGCCTTGCATTTCTACCTTGATTGTGTTTTCTTGTGCGGTGCTTACAGCAGACTCTCTCGCGGCTTGTAATGTTATGAGCAATCTGGTCAAATCTGCATGTAGGTCTTTGGCATCTTTGATGGGCATGGTAAAGTCTCTAGCACCACGTGCTTCGAAACCTTGTAGTCTTTCGATGAACCGTTGAATATGCAACATTATTTTCTATCGCCAAACAACTGCAACAGGTTCAAGAACAGATTGATAAAGTCCATGTACAAGGTCAGCGCACCACGAACCTCAGCCACGTCGCTGGTTTCGGTACTGAGTTCTTCACGAATCTTCTGTGTGTCGTAAGCAGTGAGTCCCAAAAAGATAATAATGGCCAATGCGGAGATCACCATCTGCATAACTGTACTACCAATGAAGATGTTCACAATGCTGGCAATCACAATGGCAATCAAGCCCACAAACATAAACTTGCCCACGCTGTCGAGACTCTGCTTGGTAAAGTAACCGTAGCCACTCATTACACCAAACAGGATGGCAGCACCCATGAACGCACTCACAATTGATCCCATGGTAAACACAGCAAAGATCATTGCAAAGCTCAGCCCCATCAAGGCCGCAAATCCATGCAGGCAAAGTTGTGCGGTGCTTTTACTAGGGTTGTTGGCCAACACCATGCTGATGCCAAAAATTGCCACCAGTGGTGCAAAGATCACAATCCACTTTAGCACACCAGTAAAGAAGAACTCCAGCAACTCTGGACTGGTGCCCACAAAGTAACTGACCAGCATACTCACGATCACTGCCAGACTCATGTGTCCGTACACACGGCCCATGGCCGAGTTGATTTCGGTGGCACTGCGATAGGCCACACTGTTATTATAACTTGTTTCAAACATAATTTACTCCCGTGTTAAAAATGTATTTAATTCAGGTGCCGTCCAACCCAATGGTTTCAGCACTTTTCCATCTTCTCGCTTGCGTACTTTGCCTGTTTCGTGATCGATCTTGGCAAAGTTAGTTCGCATGACTTCTTTCCAGGCACCTTCGGCATCAGCGCCCATTGAGTGAATAGCACCAATGGTAACAACTAGAATATCAATTAATGCATCTAACTGCTCAACACGGTCATCTGATAGTGATGCCTCTAACAGTTCCTGATGTTCTTCGTCGATAAGTTTAACATACATTGCATACTGTAGTTCATTAAACTTGCCAACACTTTGATCGCAAGCTCGCATAAACTTTTCTTGATCTCTAAAAGGATTGGTCATACTGTTACTTCTTGTTGAGTTTTAAATGGGCCTTGGTAAGGATAGCGTTGCAGTGCAATCAGTTTGGGATCCCGTACAACTTTCCAGTTACGACCACGTTTGACAGAGTACCAGCCGGCTGCAAACCATGATTTGCTTTTGCGAGTTTTGGTGTACATTGGCAAGTGATGTGCCACGTCCCACACAGGATTATAAAAACGGCCCACCACTGGGAATCCGTACACAGTGGTGTTGTCTTTTGGTTTTGGATTTGATTGTTTTTCAAACACAATATTTGATTCCTTGGCAGCAAGTTTGATAGTTTTGAATTGTTTTACTTGATTGTTGATTCGAACTTGATACCCGCCGTTCCAGGCTTCGATGTTGCCAACCTTACAATCATCTTGTTGTAAAATCCAAAACTGCTTGTCTGCTATCACTTTAGCTATTAACACTTAGCACTCCTTTATATGTTTCATTCAGCCATCGACTGAATCCTTCGGCATTCTCACTGCACCGAACCAGATCATACTTGCCACAAAACTGCATGAATCTCACGCCAACTTGGCCAACATCTTTGTTAGACACCTGCTCAATAATGGCCAAGTCCACGATGTCTTTGACAGCCTCGGGTTGATGGGTAAGATCAATCAACTGTCTATTGCGCTCGTAGTCGTCCAACACACGATGTTCTTCGCCATTGTGGTCAGTCCAACGTTGCAACATCATGTTGTTCCAATTGTAGCCTTTGGTGTTTCGATCTGCAAAGGCCTCCTGGAGACCAACCTTATTTTTTGTGCCTTTTGTGCGTACTCCTGGATATGCACTGAACACATTGTCTGAGGTATCGCCTCGCATGCACTTTTCAAAAAGTAACCACTGCGGGTTCGGTGGGACTTTTGCTTCTTTAGTTTTTTTATCAACAACTGGCTTGTTTTTAGCATCAAAGATGCCGTCGGTGGTGATGAGTTCGTCTGTGATACCATTGTATTGTTTTACATTGGGAGCCACCAGCTGCACAAAATCTGTGTCGCTGCTGATCACAATGTGTTCGTCTTGGGGATGTAGAGCGATCCAACGTGCAATGATATCATCGCCTTCGGCAGTGGCACATCTGATCACACTACAGTTGGTTTTCTCTGCCAGGTATTTAGTCAGATTATCATACGTTTCCCAAAACATTTTATCTTCTTCAGCTTCTGTTTCGGTTAGTGCAGCTCTGGCCACAGCACGATTGGCCTTGTAGGGCTTGTAATGGTCTTTGCGCCAGCTACGACCTTCCAGTGCGAACACCACGTGATCTGCTTCAAATCGACGCACAACCTTGTTGGCGCTCATCAATGTGGTATGCAGTGCTACACCGACCTTTTCCCAAGCATCGCTGGCACGAAACGCAGTGTGCCTAGCACGAAAAAACATATTGGCCGTGTCAATCAACACATAACGCATACTTAACCCTTAGACTTTGTTGTTTGCATTGATATATTGTAACATAAAACGATTCCAAAAGCTATGGCCATCTTTGCCAAAATGCCAGGAATTGGGTGCAACTGTTTGTATTCCTGTGGCTCTGATTCGAGCATTGTATGTGCCTGCAGGCTCGTAAGGGTCAATGTAACTGTTACCCCAGTCTTTTCGGTCAGCGATTGCGCTGAAATCATTATTGCCATTGAAGAAAATATGGTTAACACCCAATTCGTCTAATTCGGTATGCAATTGCCAAATTTCATTGTGTGCCTGCTGAGTCTTTTGTTTCCAATCTACGCCGACCACAAATTCCTTGTAGCGTTGTTGATGTTCCACTGGTACATCGTCCATGCCACTGGCACCGATCTGATAGTACACATCGTCAATCAACCATTCTTCGCGCTCCCAGGTACTCCATTGTATCACCATCAACACTTCTTCTGGGTGGCGTATCTTTTTCAGCCAATTTCTAGTGGTTCTTAAGATTCTAGTGTTGCTGGCAGCACTCTCAGCATCACAATGCAAACCAGCTCGTAGTGCGTCGGCCAAACGCCGGCCCCAACTCACTGCTAAATTTTCTGGATGCGGGGCCCGGCCCATGTAAAACAAATGACCATCGTCCATGGCAAACGCATGCGGGTTGACTGCTTCAGCGGCAGCAGTGTGACTATCGCCATTTACATACAAGATCATGATACTTCGCTTCTGCCGTCACCGATATCTCGTGATTTTACCACACGATTGGGATTGTTTGCCACTTCCTGTTCCCAGGTTTCCATGACCACATGTCTGCAGACATTTTGGAACCAGCGATCTACAATGTCCGAATCTTTGTCGTCGGCTTTCATTTGATATCCGGCACGAACCAAGTTGGCAATAAATTTGTCATTCCAATCCAGTTCAAATGCGCCTTGATGTAGATTTTCCGGATCAATATCCATGCTGAGAATGGCAATCCAGGGTTCGCCTTTTTCAGTAGCAATTTCTTTTTCAGTTTTTACCGGCGCCTTGACTCGCGGTGCAGGCGGCTCTTTGGCCACCGGCTCGGGCGGCTTTTTCTTAAATCGATCAAATAAACCCATACAGTTTCCTTATTATTTGCCCCAGCCGTTGCCCCACAAGTCCACATGCAATCGAGGACTGTAATAGTAGCCCCGGCTGCAAGCCCAGTCTGCTACTCTAACACGATTCTGTGAATAAGGAGTGACCACACCACCTTGTGGCATAACATATACAACACCGGTAAAGCCACCAGCACGGAATTCTTTTACTGCTTGTTCAACTTCTGCAAAGTGTTCTTCTGTTTCCACAACAAATTTAAGATAGGTGGTGCCAATGTCTTGATAACTGGCCACTATGTCAGGGCAGATGGCTTCAGACCACCGTTCGCCACTGGCACTGAGCTTGGGACTGACACTGAAAGTGAGTTGACCTGGGGTACGTCGAACAGCTCGACTGTTCAGTTTGCTGTTCAGTGTCCAATTAAGCAGATACTGCCTAAACTGTGGGTTTAGAGCCTGAGTACCATTCGTTTCAAATGTGATATTCTGTAGATCCAACATGGCAGGACCACTCAACAGTTCCGGATATGTACGTTGCCAGCCCAACAAAGGTTCACCACCTGTGATGACCAAATGAACATCGTTGCCGTTGTCCTGTATCCATTTGTGATTGGGTGTCAGGACCAGCATTTGATCCACCAGCTTGTCTGTGTCAATGGTCGGACTTAGGTCTTTAAAGTCCGGATGCCAACTGGCATAACTGTCACAGCCGGTATTGACCAGTGGCAAGTCTTCAAACTTTGCAAACGGTTGGATCATGACATGTTTGGCTGCAATGTCAGTGGCTTCGTGGCTTAGTTGACCGGGCGGCATACCAAAACCGGCGCACTTAAAGTTACACCCAAAGGTGCGTAGAAACACTGATGGGACACCAATAAAGCGTCCTTCACCTTGTGCGGAATAGAATAGTTCAGATACTTTTAATTTCATGTACTATTATACAATAACTGTTTATGACTTGTCAACTAAATTTTTAATAATACGACCAACACCTTGTTCAAATGACATGGGCGCATAGTCCGGCATGACCGATCTGAGTTTGTCAA